CCAATTACAAGCTTCTACTTTTAAAATTTTAATTCTTTTACTTTTTTGCATTTGTTCTAAAATATAAGCTTTTGCATTATCTATAATAATTTCAGTTTTTTCTATTCCTTCTTCTAATATTTGTAAATCTAAATAAGTTACTCTATTTCCTACTACTAAATTCATTTTCATATCTCTCCTTTACATTTTCTAACCCTATCAAACTAATTAAAACACCACTAGCTTGTCCTATTAATATTCCTATAAATAAATTTATCATTTGTAATACTCCTAAATATCTAAATCTAATTTTTTTATAAAATCCTGTAATTTCTTAAATTCTTTCTTTAAATCTGCAATACTTTTTTCATCTTCTGTGCTAATATATTCTCTTAAAGCTTTTTTTATAAATCCATTAATTGCTTGTTCTATTGTTACATAATACCCTAAATCTTTGTATATATAATTTCCATAATTTTTACTACTTTCATCTTGTATTTGTTTCTTTTCTCTCAACACATAACAATGTGTATCTGCATCAATATAATATCTTTCATTTATTTTTATCATCTTATTTGTCCTCCTTAAAAATCACTTTATTATTTGCGAGATTAATCATATAAACACCTTTCCAGTTCCACCCTAGTTGATACATTACTTTTACTTTTTCTATCTTAAAAAGTCCACTCTCGCCTTCTATCTCTTGTAATTCACTCATTGTTTATCTCCTCTATTTCAATTATTGTTTCTTCTTTACCTTTTTCATAAATTATTCTGCTTCCGTCCCAGCCTTGTATTATGTTGTAGTTATCATCTTTTAAAACATTATATTTCACTAATATATCAGCAATAGCATTTTCTAAATTAGTCAAATCTCTTGTTCTTTTATCAGGAACTATAAAAGTACATTTGAGATTTACAGGATAATCTATATTTAATTTATATTTGTTTAAATAATAACCACACTCTTGCTCAAATTCTTTATATAATTTACTTTGTGATATAAATGGTCTTTTAGTTCTAGTATTTATTAATATCTGCTGACTGTTCTTTTTTGAACGAGTCATTATTGGTATTATTATTTTCATCTTCTGTTTCCTCCAATAATTCTTTTAAAACATCATAGCTTGTCATAAAAACAGGTATAAGTGGATCATAACTAAGTAAATCATTTTCTTCTTTCTGTTCTTCAAGCCTTCTATTTATTTCATTTTCATATAATTTCATTTTTTCTCTAATTTTATCTTTATGAATATAATTTTTTTCTACATATTCTCTACTTATTACTTGATTCATTTTCTTTCTCCATTTCCTTTAATTGTTTACAAACATCTTTTACATCTTCTAAAATTTCTTGTGTTGTCCATTTTTTATCATCTTGAAAGTATTTTCCAAACATACTAGTAGCATAATATCCTGCGTAATCTCCTGCATGTGCATAGTCCCAACCTATAAAATATCCTTTATTCTCTACTTCTTCTGAAATCATTAAAAATTCCCTAAAATATGTTATTCCTCCATGAACTTCAATAGGAATTTCAAAATAATATTCATATTCTTTAAAATTTTTTATAAGTTTATTTGGTACTTTTACATAAGCTGTAGGGTGAGTTCCTAAATTCATAATGTAATATATATAACCTAAATATTCTCCAGTATCTAATACTTCAATCTTTCTTTCTGTTGTATATTTCATTTCTTTCATTGTTTTTCATCTCCTTATATATTTCACTCATCATTTTCTTGTATCCATTTTTCACGAAGAATATTATCTCTAAATTCTTCTATTGGTTCCCATTCTTTTTCTGTTATTATTCCTCTATCATATTTTTCTTGTAAATTAAAATAACATTGTTTTAAATATCTATCATTGTGTTCTGGATAATTATAATTTAATAGCCAATGATTATTATCCACATTACAAAAATCTTTTAATTCAAAATATAATTTTATTGAATATGCAATATCTCTATCTATCATTTCACTTGCAATTTGATTTACATACCACATAAAATATCTTTTATCATAATTAGTTACATAATTTACAAGTCTATGTTTTAAAGTTCCTTTTTCCCATTGTCTTTTAATCGCAATACATTCTCTCCATTGACTAACTAACATTTTATTAGGCAAAACAGGCAACAACTTATAGTGCCAAAGTCTCATTTTTCTTACTCTCCTTTCTATATATTTCACAACTATATTTTGCTATTTCTATATCTTCTAATCTCTCTAATGCTTGACAGCCTAAAATACATTTTCCACTTAAAAATATCTCGCACATTAATTTTCCTCCAATGAATATCTTTTATAATCTACATTATCGCCATATCTATTTTTGCTTCTTTCCCATACTTTCTTGAAAGAATAACCATCTTTTTGTAAGCCGTCTATTCTAGCACCTAGTTGAGATATTCCTAAATCTCTCATAGCTTCTAAAGCTGTTATACTTCCAAAATCTTGTATATATTTAATTATTCTTTGCTTTTGATTTATCTTTCTCATAAGTACACCTCCTAAAATTTCACATTAAACATTTTTTCTACTTTATGCTTTTTCTTTTCGAAATCTTTTCTTGCCTGATTTCCTTTTTTGTATCTTGTATATTTATTTATTGCTTCCATTGTGTTTATATAAATATCTCTAACTTTATCTATTTTCTCCTCCAAATATTCAGCATTTTCTTCGAAACAACCTAGTTGTCTACCTAGTTCATATAACAACTCAACTGATATTGTGTCTATTGCTAGTGTAGCACTTTGACTTATATTTCTATTTGCTTCTTCTTTTAGTTTTTCTAAATTTGCGTTGTATTTTCTTGTTAAGTCATCAGTAGTGTTTTGAATCGCTATTCTTATTCCTTCTTGATATTGTTCAGGAGTCATATTTCTATAAAATTCATTTATCTTGTAATTCTCTGCGTTTTTTCTTAATTTACTCAAACTACTCATTTTCTTCACTCCTAAATATTGCAAATAACATATATATTAATGCTGTTACAAACATTAGTAAAACCATACCTCCAAATATAATGCCATTTATTAGCCATATATTTATTAATAATTCTTTCATTTTTCCTCCTAGTTTTCGTATAATTCATCAAAACTATTTAATCCGTTTTGTTTTAAAAATAATTCTGTTTCTTTGCGTTCTTCTATGAGTTTATGTAATTGCTGTATTGTAAAATATTCAACTCTTTTGAGTAATGTAAAAGCAAATTTATTTTTAAATTCTTCAAAATCTTTACAAAATGTTACTTCTTCTTTTAAGATTTTAAGTTCTTTTGTTTCTAATTGCCTGTGATACATACCCTCTATATAATCAACTATTTTTTGAAATTCCTCTTTGTTCATTTAGTCCTCCCATATCTCATCTATTCTTGATTTTGTATCGTCTTTTTTGGTCTTTTGTTCTTCTATGTCTGCTAATACTTTATAACCATTTCTAATCCAATTATTTAGTATTCCTTTAATGTATGATAATGATTTTTTATTATAAGTACTTGCTCTTTTTATCGCTTCAATTATCATTTCTTCAGATAAATCATCTAAATAAGATTCAAGTTCCTCTAAAATAATTGGAGTTAAAATTCCGATTTCTTCTTCGTAGACTTTAATAATATTATCTATTCTATTCTTATTCTTATCTATTCTATTCTTATCTATTGCGTTACTTTGCGTTACTGTTACGTAACACGCTAAATCATTATCCCATTTAACCTTTTTCATTAGTTTTTCGTTAGTTTTTACTAATTCATGGTCTATACATTGATGAGTTAAAATAAAACTATCATTTAAAAAATCTACTAAATCTTTATCTTTTTTACTACTATTACAAGATTTACAACAAGGAACTAAGTTGTCATATTCATCTTTTCCACCTTTGCTAATAGGTATAATATGATCTACTGTATTTGCATTTCTACCACAATACACACATTGATTTCCAGTAGAAACAACACCAAGCCTTTTCCTTGTTCTATAATTAGCGACACGTTTTCTTGTGTTTTCTCTTATTTTTTCCATACCTGCAACATTTTGATAATTTTCCCAATTAGAAACTTTTAAAATATCATCAATAATTTCTATCATTCCGAAACTTTGAAAAGTTTGTAATGCTAATTGAATTGTTTTTAATGGTCTGTTGAATTGAGTTGCCAATGTTTCGTCTGTATATGGTATTTCTTCTGTAATATAGATATTTCCGTTATCATTTATTGTTCCTGCCAAACATAATATTTTAAACCATATAACTATAATTGTATCTCCTTCAGGTAATGATTCTATTTGCTTAATTTTTCTATTGTCGAATACATCAACTACAATTTTTACCCATTTTATATCTGCCATTTGTACCTCCTATAAGCAACTCTTGCCTATTAATTTTATAAATTCTTCTCTTGTATGATTTTCTTCAAATTTCTTTTGACATAATTCTTTTAGTTCCCTATTTAATTTATCTCCATGTTTACCATGCACCCCGTAAGTTCCTTCATGATGATACTGACATAAATAAACTGTAAATCCGTTTTTGTCTGATATTTTTCTATTAGCAGTACCATACCATATATGGTGGAGATGTAAATTATAAGTTGTTTTACATACATAGCACTCTTTATTTTTTTGTATTATAGATTTCATATTATTCCTCTATTTCAGATTGTATTTTTCTAATCTCATCTTGTAATTTTTTAATTTGACTTTCTTTTTTTTCAATTCTTTTTAATTGAATATCTTTTTCGTTTGTTTCGTGTTTAACTAAAACACCATCAACAATTAAGTCATATATTAAATCTTGAGTTTTATTAGATAAACTACTAATTTGAACTGTATAACTATAATCTTTACCAAGCCTATTAATTTTTCTTCCATAAACCCATATATTTTTATACTGATAACTTCTATAGTCATCATAATCTGTAAATTTTACAAATCCATATTTTTCAACTAATAAATTTTCTTTTTCTTTAACTAACTTTAACATTTTATTTCCACTCCTTTAAATTTCATACCTAATTGCTTCTATTTTCTTTTTTAAAGCGTTTTGCTTACTGTCAATACTTTCATATGCTTTTTTAAATCTAAATAATCTTGCACCTAATTCAGCTAATTTTTTACTATCATCTTTTACATATTCTTTTGCCATAGCTTCAAAATAACTCATAGCAGGAGGTTTTTCTGTATTCATTTCTTGCCATTGTTTTCTGCTTATATAAATCTGTTTATTTTCAGTTATACTAATTTCTGTTTTTAACAAATCATATTCTTGTTGAATCCTTGCTATCATTTCTCCAATTAAATAATTCATATTAGCATATATTTCTATATTTTTAGAAATTTGAAAACCTGTATCTGCTTCTGATACAATTTCTTTTTGCAATTTATCGTAAGTATCTGCTATTTCTTTACTATTTGCGTTTTGAATTGTAAAAGGATTAAACATATAAAACTTTTCAAAATCCATTATTTATCTCCCTTAATCATTTTTAAAGCTTCGACATATTGTGCTTTAGTTAATTCATTTGTATTATTTACTTTGAAATATTCTAAAAACTTATTAAAATCTCTACCACTTTTTTGTATTAATGCATAAATTGTTCTTGCTTCTGTATCTGTTACTTTTGCGTTAGTATCTTGTTGTAAAATAGCATTTTCAACTTCTTCAGCACTTGCTATTGAAGTATCTATTCCTATTCCTAAAAATCCTAAAGCTCTACCTACTGCTGATGTTTCACAGTTTTCAATAAAACTTGTTTTGTTTATAAACGAACTATCTTTTAATTCATAAGCTGTTCCTGTTGATAATATTTTTCCTGTTTCGTTATCTACTATATTAGCTTGAATAACCACATAGCCTTGTTCCATATCTAAATATTTAATTTCTGTTGGTATTCCGTATTTATTTTCATAAAGCTTTCTAAATTCTTTTACTCTCTCGTTGACTTCTATGTATTCTTTGCCTTTTATATTTATTGATTTCATAATTAAAACCCTACCATTTCTCTATATTCTCCATATCTTTCAGCTAATTCTTGTCTTGTTTCTGCTAATTCCATTTGCTCTAATTCTTTGTCTACTTCTTCAAATTCTTCTTTTACCCAATAAAGAATCTGATTTAATTCTTCTTTTACTTCTTTTATATCAGTATCTTTTATTGTCATTTCTAAATTTGATATCAAATTACCTAAATCGTTTTGTTTTTCTCTAATTTCCTCAATATCCATAACTTTCTCCTTGACTTTTAAAGTTTTATTTGTTAGAATATCTAAAAAGAGATATCTAACATCTTTTTCTAATTCTACGCATTTTTCATTTGGTTTTGAGTGCGTAGATTTTCTTTTGCTCTTAAAACTACAATACTTTTAATTTCAAGATATTGTTTAAGTGATATTTCCTCTTTTTTTAGAAGATCTAATAATAATCTTTTAATTTCAAATAATTCTTTTTTAATTTCTTCCATAATTTATCTCCTAACCAAATATTTTAATCATTATTCCCATTAATAATGCAGGTATAACTCCTGTTATAGTTCCAACCACAAACAAACTAATAAATGGGTGTTTTAAAATAAATCTTATTTCTTCTTTCATCTTCTGTTACTTCCTTCCCTTAAAAATTCTTATTCTAATATAATTTGCTAAATTTAAATGTTCTTCTTCAGCTTTTTTTACTAAATATTCTTTTTCTGATTTAGTAAGCTTCAAGTTAAACAATATATCTCTTTTCTCTTTCATTTAATCTCCTTTCTCTTGCATAAAAAAATAGCAAGTACTTTAATTAGTACTCGCTTTTTAGATTTCTATTTAGTTTTAAGAGTCAATAAAGATCTAATTTGCGCAATGTTGACTACAAAAATAATAGCGAGTTCTAATTTCTAAATACATTGTATAGATAATTTCTTGTCTTGTCAACCCTTTTTTTAAAAATTTTTTAACTTTTTTTCTTGTCCTTTGAAACTACTGATTTTATTAGTGTTTGCGCTTGTTAGTTGTTCCTGTAAACTTTCGTAAGTTGCATAAATTAATTGTTGCTTATCTCGATTTTTTATAGAATATTCTTGTAGTGATTTCATTAAAAGTTCAATTTGATTTTCTAATAAATTAATTCTCATCTTCCCCATACCTCGCCAAAGGATTTGAATTTACAGCATTTCTTATTTCGTCATTATCGACATAAGCATAAATTTGAGTTGAAGTTACAGTTTTGTGTCCTAAAAGTTCTCTGACTAGCAAAATATCTTTAGTTTGTTTATACATTACAGTTGCAAAAGTGTGTCTTAATGTATGAGTAGATCCAATTATTCCTAAATTTTTCATAGCTTTAGTTACAATAGTTTCTATTGCCCTGTTTTTTATTCCAAAAACTAACCCTTCTGTTCTATCTCCTATATAATCTTGTAGCATTTCACTACATTTTTTAGGAAAATGAACATCACGAAAATAACCACCCTTTACTTTTACAGTAAAAAATCGTTCTTCAAAGTTAATATTTTCAATTTTAAGTGATTGTAATTCTGATAATCTGATTCCAGTTGATAAAAAAATAAATATGATTAGCTGATTTCTTCCTGAATAATAGTTTAAAAGTTGCTTTATTTGGAACGAGGATAAAATTCTAGGCGTTTTTTGCGTTGTATTAAATAGTTTTATATCTCGAAACAAATATCGGCTTAAATTTGAATCTAGGAACTTGTAAAAATTATAAATAGAAGCTAGTCTATTTTCCTTTGTATTTTTTGAATATTTATCTAAATAAGCTACATAATTGTAAATATCTGCTTTAGTTACATTGCATATAGTTATAATATCATTTTTTCCTTTGTATTCTTTTAGGAATTTCAAGTATAAGTTTACATTGTTTAAATATGTCTTTTGTGTCGATTCAGCATATCTTGACAAATATTCTTTGTATTTGTATAATAAATACATAGCATACCTCCTTTACACATACTTATTTACATTTTATCATATTTTTGATATTATGTAAACTTCTCCAAAGGAGGTATGCTTATTTGTATTTTTTTGACTTTAAATATTCTTTAGTAATTCTGTTAATAGAATCATTTGAAAGAGCAACAAGTTCGCACATATCTTCATAATCAAATATTTCTTGTCCGTCTTGATTAGTATGTCCGTTTTCATAGAGCCAAACGTGCATAAGTTCATGCTTTAAAGTCAAAAGCATATCTTTTTTTGTACCTTTTTCGATAAAGACTTTTCTATTATCATAATTTGACTGCCCTACATAACTGTTTTTTCCTTCAATTTTATCTACATCATAGATAGTATATATTCTATTATTTATTATAAATTTACATATTTCTTTCATTTTATTGACTTTCTTATATTTTGTGATATAATATATATATTCTTACTTGAAGAGATTATTAAAAAGGTAATTGATTTCAACACTCATTCTCCTTTGAAATAACCTCTTCTTTTTTTGTGTAAGAATTATTTTTCGTTTGGAGGGACATATTAGAATCGAACTAATGATTAGAGTTTTGCAGACTCGTGCCTTACCACTTGGCTAATGTCCCATAAAGGCTCAATTTAGAGCCTTATTTTTCTAATAATTCTTTTAATGATGAGTAGTGTTCTTTTTCACGCATAGCAATTTTCATAAGAGTATTTTTGATTTTTGGATCATCTATCATTTCAGCTAAATCTTCCATTTTTCTGTGACACTCTTTTGCTTCATACATAGCATTTTCTATTTCTCCATAAACATCATCTTCTCGATAACTTCTTCTGTTTATTCTTCCACCACGTCTGTCATAGTTTCTTCTATAATTATCTCTGTAATCTCCACGATAATCATTTCTATAATCTTCTCTATAATCTTCATCTCTGTAACCATCATCTCTGTAATTTTCTCTATATTCTCCACCGTGATATTCTGTTCTATTATCGTAGTTTCTCATATTATACATTTCTTTGTCCTCCTTTGACATTTTTTCTAAAGTATTTTTATATTCGTCAAATTTTTCTTCATCAGATTCTTTAACAATATAAATTACTTCTTCTAATATATTTGATAATTCTTTCATATCTTCCTGTTTGCCATTATCAACTATTTTTTCAATATATTCTTTAATCATTTTGTTCTCCTTTTAAGAGTTTTAAAGATATCATTAATCAAAGTCTACTCCTAAACTATCAACATAATCATTAAATTTTTCCATAGCATTTTTATATAATTCATTAGACTCTTTTGATATTTTTTCATTTTCAATAATTTCTGAAATATCTCTTGAATACATATAATTTCCTGAAATATGTTCTAAAAATGTTAGTTCTTCTGTTGATAATTCTTCTTTACTTAACAATTTTGAAACTTCTTGATTAAGTCTATCTTTAACTTTTTGTATTAATTCAATTTCCATTTTGTTCTCCTTTTAATAACTGGATAATTTGCTCATTTTGGCTTATAACTTTATTTAATAATTCGTCTTGATGTTTCAAATATTCCATTAAATCGTGATTATTAAAATCGTGTAATAATATATTATAACTTTCTAATTGTGCAAAATTTGCCATTACACCAAGCCAAAAGAAAAAATCATTATTCATTTTAGTTACCTGTTAATCTTGTTATATTAAAGTTACCATTTTTAGCAATAGGTATTTGTGTATCAGTTACTACTGGAGTACCAGTTCCACTAAATGTTGTTGTAGGCAAACTATTAATACTTAAATTTACAGTTCCTTTGCAACATACTCTTATTTCTTTATTAAAAGATATATTTTCCCAATCGCCTGCTGTTGCAATAGTAGCGTCCATTTCAGTACCTGGAACTAAAACTCCATCAGCAAATAAACCTAAAGCTACATTTCCTGCAGTTGCACTCGTTATATTTGTATTAAAATTTACTCTATATATTCCACCTTCTAATATACTAAACAAACCTGTTCCTTCGTTGTGATTCATCCAACTATTACAGTTTATTGCACTTCTAGTCCTTAAATCTACTATTGAAAAAGGCATTGTTGCAGTATTAGAAGTTAAAGCTATTTCAGGCTCTTGTATAGCTTGTATTACTCCATTCATATATTATTCCTCCTTATATAAAAATAAAGGGCAAGACTTGCTTACCCTTATTATTAGCAAGTTCTCTAAAAGAGTGTGTCTATACAGACATTTTGCTATTATACTATTGTACTTCCAAAAGCATTGCCACAACCACAGCTATTGTTTGGACAAGTGAAAATCGGTTGATTTCCAAAAACTGGAACTGTTCCGGACTGGGCAATTTTTTAATTCGTTATAGATATTAGATGTAATTGCCTGTGTTTGTGCAATTTGTGAAGCTCTTAAATCAGCCATTTGTAATTCTCTTTGTAAATCAGAAATCTTGCTGTCTTTCTCGTCTAGTCTATCTCTAAATATTTCATCAATTATCTTTTGAGTGTTGTTGTTTTGATTTACAATAATGCTTTGTCCAACTTCTCTTAATGCTTCTCTATCAGCACAGTTTTCAGCTAGAATTGTAGAATTTAAGTTTGCAATTCCTAATCTGTTATCAGCACTTGCACTTGCTAGTTGTGTACTTAATGCAAAGCTTTGTTGCATATCAGCCATTTGTCTATTGTTTGCAGATATTTCGGCATTATAGAATCCGTTTGAAACTGTTTGTTGCATATCTGCACAGCAGTTGCATAATTGGTTAGATAGTCCATAAACACCATCTCTTACGCCTTCAATTTGATTGCTTAAATGTAGTGTGTCGAATCCTTGATTTGTGTTTTGCATAATTTCTTTTTGTCCGTTTGAAAGCCAAGCATACTCATTGCCAAAACCTCCAAATCCTCCGTTTCCGTAACCATTTCCACCAAATCCGAATAAAATTAAGATAATAATTATCCAAGACCAGTCGCCATTACCGAAACCACTTCCAAAACCTCCCATATATGGATAAGGGTATGGATATCCGTTGTTGTCTACTACAGCTTTAATATCTGCAGGACTCATATTTTCTCCCATTTCTTTTCCTCCTTATAAAATTTATCTTTTATAGCTATTAAAGATTTATTCAAACAACCTTGAATTGAGGGGTACAAAGTTGCTTGAATAAGCCTTTATAGGCTTATTTCATATTTTGTAAATGACTCAAAAACTTGTCAGGACAACCATAGCCTTTAGCTTGATTTAGTATTTGTTGTTTTTGTTCAGGGTTTAAATTACCCATCATCTGTTTTAAAATAGCATCAGGATTCCCTCCACTTTGCATTAATTCACTTACTAACTTAAACCCACCTGTGCTTTTACCTCTTAATTGACCTAATAAACTTTGTACTAAAGGATTCATTATTCTACCTCCTTTTTAGCTTTCTTTTTTGCTTCAGTTTGTATTAAACTTTTCATTTCTTCAATTTGTTTTTCAAGTTCTTCTATTTTCACATCTTTTGCATCTTTTTCAATTACTTCTGCTAGTGTAAATGTTCTAATATTTCCTTCTGTATTCTTAAACCATAATATAGTTAAATCTTTGTTCACAAACATACCATTTTTAGTCATAAAGATATTTCTTACTTCATCTATGTTGTTAGCATAACCACTCTGTAATTCACTAGGATTAGTTTGAGGTGCTATTTGAAAGTTTTGTGTAATAGGTGCTTGTTGTTGAGTCTGATTCTGATAATTTTGCATAGTTCTATCAATTCTATCTCGCATATTTTGTAAATCTTGTAAATACAAATTTTGATTATAAGGGTTGAAAGCCATTTTTATTTCCTCCTAAAATATCTTTTATTTCTTGTATTTCTTTTTGTATTTCTTGTATAAGTTCTTCCATAAAATACTCCTTAAAATAACAAAAGGGAGAGAACTTCATCATAATGCGTTTTAAACACTCGATTAATTCTCCCCCTTTCTTGAGGTTATTATATTAAGTTTTAAGCCTTGTAACCTATCAGAAAACTGTCAATAAAATATCATAAAACTGTCATAAAACGACAAAAGGGCAGTACTCTCTTTCGAAAATACTGCCCTTAAAAGCAAAATTATATAATTTTAAATATCTTTCTTTTTATACTCTTAATTTCTCTGTTTATTGTGCTTTCTGATAAATTAGTGATAAAAGTTATTTCTATAATAGACTTTCCTTTTCTTCTTAAATCTAAAATTTCTTTCTGTCTATCTGTAAAATTACAATTTTCTATAAAATATTCGTATTCAGATTTATTAAAGTCTAATTTTTTTAGTTCTTGTTGACTTAGGTTTAGCATTTGAAGTCCTCTTAACTTTATTTGCTTTTGTTCTTGTCGTAGTTTTAGTTTGTATTACTCTTGCCATAATTCGCCCCCTAGTATTGTATTATACTTGAATTATTTACATCTGTATTAGAAACATCTTGTGTTTCAGTAGTTGAATAATCAAATTGTGAATCATATAATAAATAACCCAAAACACCTATAACAATTAATTCAAAGACTATTATTATTGATAAAAATATAATAACAGCTTTTAGTGCTTTTAGCATATCATAAGCTAAACTATTTTTTTCTTCTTCCATACTTAACCTCCGTTCTGAATAAAATAGTAAACTGCTTCCCCTACTACTCCTAATACTGCTAATACAACAGTCCATAAAAGTTTTGACTGTATATCTTCCAACTTTTTTATTCTTATAGAATTACTTTTTATGTCTTTCTTTATTGATTCGTTCTTTAAGTCGCCTATACTGTCAATATTCTTAACACAACTTTTTATTTCTACCAAATCCTCTTTTATGCTAGTTAGAGAATCATTTAAGCTTTTTTCAAGTTCTTCGAATTTCTTCTCTAGTTTATCTACTCTTTCTTCTATTGTCATTTATTCTCTCCTTTAATTATAACACATTTATAACTTTTTTACAATATACTTGTTATCACACCAAAATTGTTTGTCGAATATTTGAATTAAACATCTTGTTGGCTCTCCATAAGCAACTATTGCCCTTGCAATTATTTGTCCGTTTTTTATTACTGATTTATGCACCCAATATTGATAACCGTTTGTGTCTACCATTACATTGTCGCCCTCTGTTGCACCTGTTAATTGTACTGGTATATGTACTTCAACTACATCTCCTTGTTTATAAGGACAAGGTTGTTCTTTGTATTCATAACAGTATAATGTATAATCACAATATTTTTTAAAGTTAGCAATACTTACTATACACTCGTTACCTCTTACTTTTACACATTTTCTATTACCTGATTTAAACTTGTTAGCATAAAGGTATGGATCATAAACAACTAAATTCTTACCTTCTACTCCTGCTAAAACTATAATATGTCCGCCAGTAGAGAATAACCCTCCTGCTTTACAATATGCAACACACATACCGCCATTTTCTAAACATTTTACAGCATCATCAATATATACTGATTTTTTCATTTTTAAACCATATTTGTTAGCAATAAAAGAAAAAGCTTCGTGGCTTGTACCAGTCGAAGCTCTTAATCCATTATCTAAAAATAGTTTTGCCATTTCGTTAGGGTATATTGTTAATACCATACTAGAAATTATCATAGCAGAAGAGGTTGGTCCGACATCCACTAGACTTTACTGTTGCTTTAGGATAAGTCTTTGAAGGATATGGATAATTAGCCCATCTCTTGTCTGCTTGGTTATAATATACTTTATTCATCTTCTACCTCACTTTCAAGAGTTTCTTCGTCTAACTCTTTAGGTATTTCTATTCCTGAACTTTTTTCTAATAATTTAACTACAAAATTCATTAATGCACTTATACCACCTGCCAAAGCACCTATTAATAAAGATTTTGTTATTTCAGTATTGCCAGTTTGAAAGTTTACTAATAATGTTGCTAAAAATCCTTGTATAAATGTTTTTATACATCTAATAAAAATATCTTTCATTTATTATTCCTCGCTTTCTTCGGAAATTTCTTCATTTTCTTCTAGTATTTCTTCAACACTAGAAGTTTCTTCTGGTATATCTACAAAGTTCTTTTTTCTTTCTTCTAGCATTGTATCAATTACTTCTAAATCTTCTTCTGTTAGTATTTCTCTTTCATACCATTTTAAAGCGTTTTCTCTAATTTTATAGTCTGGTTCTTTCCCCATACTTTCTACTAATAGTTTTAGTATATAATCTCTTAAATTAAACATAATTTCCTCCTTAACTATTTAATATTGCTTGTTTTAGTTCTTCTATTTCACTTTGCATATATCTTAAAGACATAATAGTTTTAGCATTAATTTTCATATCTGCTTGTGCTTCATTGTGTGTTTGAGATATATTAGTTTGGTCTTGATATGCTTTCATATTTTGTAAAGCTTCTAATTGAGTTATTAAAGTAGTATTTGTTATTTTGGTATTTGTTGGAGTTGCTAATGTATAATATATAATTACAGGTGTTTGGTTATTATATTGTGTCTGTAAAAAAGTTTTAAAATCTGCCAAAGCATTATATCTATTGTCAATAAAATCAAAGTAAATATTGCTATTAAAATAACAAGTATTATTAATTCTGTCTGACTGATTAGCAATACCATTATAATAGTTTGAATATATTTTTTTGCCTACTACACTTGAGGTTAAAAATCCTCTAAATAAAGAGCCTTGTGTTACTGAATAATATTCCCAATTTTCTTGTCCTGTAATAATATATTTTCCCCACTCATTATGCACATACCAACTGCCACTTTCTAAACTAGCTTTTTGTTCACTTGTTAAGCTATCATAAAAACTATCTCCGTTTACTGCTTTAAAATATAAATCATCTTCTGAATATAATGGGTTTGGGCTTGTGTCTATTGTTTTAGTTTGTTGCTTATTATATATTGCATAAGTCACAAGTTGATTATCATAAGTTGTGTTTGTATCTACATAAAATCTTATTGTAGAAATTCCTTCTTCGCCTTCTTCTAATGATAATGTATCTCCGTTATATAGATTTAAAACTTTTCTTGAAGTATTTGTTGTTGGATTAACCAATGTAAAATCCATTTTTAAATTTAAGGAATTTTTTACTGTATAACTATTATCTTTTAAATATGAAACAATAGTTGTACTATCATGAGAATTTCCAACTCTAAATTCTGTTGCTGTTGCTTTTCCTGAAATAACAAAGCTGTGTCCATTTGGAATACTAAAAGTTAAACCACACCAATTAGTTCCAGAAGAACTTTGAGTACTTTCCTCTTTAAGAAAGTTAGCTTGATTATTATTAATTTCAATTCCATAACTTCCGTCTATTACTTTTACTGGAGAAGGATAAGAAGGAGAAGGTGAAGCACCGTAAGGCTCAAAAGGTTTTGCTGTATTACTTTTAACTAATAAGGGTTTAAAAATTAAGTTATTACAACTTACACCACTAGCAACACTTATTCTTAAAATTACACTTGTATTTTGAATGGTATAAGTTGTTCCACTTCCATAATCTGCACCACTACCAACAGTTATATCTGATAACCAAAGTCTATATGTTGAAGGATTTCCACCACTAGGGCAACCACTTATATAATATGTATCTCCTATTGTTAAATTATTTAAAGTAATTAAATCAAAACTTGTATTAGCAGAAGCAGTACCATTAAGTGTAACAGTTCCTTGTTGATTATCAAAAGTTGCAGTTACTTCATTTATTTTTGTGGTAGTTTTTCCACTTAAATCAACTAAATTATAACCCTCTCTAGTTTCCTGTGTTATATTTCCTTTTGGATTTAATTCTAAATCAAAATCTCCTGTACCATTTAAAGTTAATTCTGTATTTGTTGCTTCAATAGGTGGGTGGTCGTTTTTTAGTGTTTCGTATTTTTCTTGTAAATCTGTTGTTTTATCATAAAATAATTTAGCACTAGGGTATTGTGTATTTGTTGAGTTTTCATCTACTGATGTTACTTTATTAGTTTTATCTTCTTTTCCTGTTATATCTTGATGTTCTTGCAGAGCTGTATCTGCTTTTCCTAAAGAAGTTTGTACTGCTGATGTCATATCTGTTGATGGTATTCCGTCCACTAGGTTTGTCATATTTTGCGTTCCAGTTTGTTTTATCTGTGCTTGTTACAAATTTATTAGTGTTTCCTGTGTCATCTACTAAATCACTACTTAATTTATGTGTACTGTCTATTTTGGTTTGATAACCACTTAAATCAATATCTCCTCCTAGTTTATCCCAAGCTGTACCAGTCCATGCGTAGTTATCTCCTGTGCTTTCTACATTGTAAACATCTCCAACAGTCAAGTCTGAACTAGGTAAGTCTGCATAAGTTGCTACTGTTCCTTTATATTTATAAACACTTGATATTTTATTATCTACTTCGGTTTTATTATATGTTTCGCTTGTTTTATAATAGTTTGTTAAGTTGTTTACGTCTTTTGTTATATAATCTTTATTGTCTACCTCTGTTTTTGTATAAGTTTCTGATTTTGTATAGTAGTTAGTTAAATCGTCAACATCTTTGTCTATAAATCCACTATCATTGTCTAAATCACTTACTTTTGTTGGTATTTCTATATTTTCTAAAACTATGTCTGCTATTTCTTCATAATCTGCCTCAGTTATTACATAATCATCTCCATCAGCACCATTTGTTACGTCAAAACTTGATGTGCTTCCGTCTGTGTAGGTTATAGTCCATGTATCAACTAACCCTACTGTTGATGTTTTGATTACACTTGATATACCTCTTCCAGTATCTCCTTTGTCGCCTTTTAAAGCAGGTATGCTTATATAAGATAATTCTATTTCACTTTCCCCTGCTACTAAGTTTCCTATATTTACTGCCATTATTCCCTCCTATTCGTTAGCTTTCCATGTACTCTCATTTGTTAGGGTTATTGTCCCCATACAAATTGTTTTTACATAGTCGCCTGATTTCAATTGAATATCATATACGTAATTTCCATAACTTAATTGTGCAGTATCATTATGAGATAATACTAAAGCACAACTATTGCCACTAACTGATATTCCACCAGTTGATTTCTTTTTTTGTAATACATAATCTTGTAAACCATAGCCCTTTTTTACTGTAAAATAAATTTCAGCAGTCGATAAGTCTAACTCATCTCCTGCTGAATCAGTAATTCCAAAACTAACTGGGCAAGTATCTCCTCTTGGAAATTCAAAATCAAATTCTTTTGGTTCCATAGCTCCTCCTTTCAATTAAATTTTTGTGTATTCTATTGTTACTATAATAGGCGAATTAGCCCATACATTTGCACTACTTTGCCATCTAACATTTATTTGATTATTATTATTTATATGAAGTTCTGAATTAGTATCACTTGAAGTTATTGGAAATGGATAAGTCCAATATTGATTCCTCGAACTTGTATAACCTATTACTGCTTTCAAATTTAAAACTGTATCTAAACCTTGAATAGTATCTATTGTTTTAGTTGTATTTGTACTTGCAGGTAGTGTTGATTCTACTATTCTTCGATATACAGGCTTACCTTTCCAAAATCCTATTTGTGTTTCTTCTGATATAATTTCTTCTTGCTCATCTAAATAATCATAAATAGTTTTAAACTGCTGTTCTGCAAAGTCTTGATATCTTTCATTACTTAAATAGCTTTTTTGACTTCGTTCTACTTGTTTTGGTCGCTTTATCATATTTCCTCCCATAAAAATAGAGAGTACTTAAGTACTCTCTAAAAATATTTTGTTTTACTATATCAGTCTTTTGAATATGGATTAAAGTCTTTCCACTCATAACTTCCATCTTTGTATTTTATAATGTTAGATTTTGATAAATCTTTAAAAGCTTCGTCTTTTTCTTCTTGAGATAAATTTGAATTTCTTATTTTATTATCTACAATTCTTTTTTCGTTAGTTTCTAATTTATAAAGTTTTCCATAAATATATAATTTGTCAAATACACTTAAATTAGATATTTCTTTAAGTGCATTTACTACATTAATTTTTTTAGTTCCATATATTGTATCGCCTTCAATGTCGCTTTCTTCGTCAGGATCTGATTTAATATCTCTAGCCGAATAATCTAAATAACCATTTATATTTACTTTATCTATTGCATATAAAGTAGTATATAATTTATCTTTTTTACCTAATGAATTTCTATATATAGCTTCCTTTGTAGAATCTTTCATATTAGAGTTTAAAATATAGCTTTTTTTATCTTTATCTTTTATATCATCTTCACTTGTTTCAGCTAAATAAACTAGATATTTACCTTTTTCTATATCACTTGGAATATTGCTCATTACATCATACAAAGCATCTGTTTCTATTTCTTTATTAATTTTATTAGCATAGTTTACTTTATTTGCTTCTTTAGCATACTCATAAGCTTTATTTATAGCTTTTTGTTTTTGAGAATCGTCTAAATTTTGATAGTCATTAGAATTTACCAAATTACTTAATATATTGTATGAATTTTGTCCATAATCTTTACTATATTTTACATATTCCTCATTTGTCAACCTATAATCTTGTTTGTCTATTTTAAATGTCTTGTCTAGCTTATCAGGATAAATAGAAGCATCTCCTGTTTTATCATATAAATCGTTTAATTCTGTATCTAATTTTGAAGTTTTTAAATCTTTTCTTGTATATGGTGCAATAAATGTTTCAAACGCTCGTCTTGTTATATTATCATCATTTTGTAGTTCTTTTCCCCAAATATCTGTTGCTACTGGAAGTTTTTGTCTTAATCCTGGTATTTTAGCCATTATTTGATTTTTAGTTTGGTCTAATGCTTTACCCAAAGTTCCAGTTGCTGTTGATTTTGTTGACCTTTGTTTGCTATCTGTTACTCTAGCGACTTGACCTAACATTGTAGGTACAAATTGATTTATATAAGATTTACCAGCATTAGCCATTAAAGAACTAAACATTTGTACACTGCCTTGTTCATAACTTCTTAAAGCACTTGTTAAACCACTTAACATTGACATTTCTGCCATTGGATTCATTGAAGTAGCAAAAGCATTTAACATATTAGTAGCGCTTTTTATGGCTTGTTTATAAACTGAATCATCATCTGTACTTAAAGAAGTTTTTTCCTTCTTTTTAGCATTCATTATTTCATAAGCTTCTACACCAACAAAGAAAGGTATTCCAACAGGTGATAACCAGTCTAAACTATATGTATTATTGCCAATTTTAATTGAATATGCTTGATTTCCTCTATCTTGTTCATATTTTTCTTTATCATCATCTCCACCACTAGCTTTTACAATTCCTGCACTAGCCAACGCATAACCCAAAACTGATATACCTGTTCCTGTTAATCCTTTTGAAATATTGTCAATATATTGATTTACAGTTATTTTTCCTGTATTCAAATCATGGATGCCTTTTATTGAATTATATACAAGTCCTACAGGATTATATTCTAATCCTGATTTTGCAACATTTATAGGAGTTTTAACAAAAGGAAGAACTGCATCTGTTATTGCTTTTCCTGCCTTACTTCTTTGAGATGCTTGATTAATCCAAGATGCTAAAGCACTTGCTTGATGAAAAGTAGCTTCTTGTGCTTGCTGTATAGCATATTTCCTTGCTTTTCTTAAATTAACTTCACTTATATTATTTACATCTAATTTATTAGCAGTTATATAATCTCCCAAAGCATCTACATAAGCACTTTTTAATCCCCATCCATCTTCTACTTCCAAAGCTGTATTATTTAATCCATAAACTTGTCCTAAAGTATTATTTAATAAATCGGTTTTAAACTCTTTCATATTATCTCTTAATCTATTTTGTGCAGTATATTTATTTGAATTTAAACCTAATTCACTTGTAACATTTTTTATGTCATTTTTTGCAAATTCTTTAGTCGCATCACTTTTCTTTCTTAATGTTTTTGTTCTTTCCATTTTAGGATTAATAGCACCTGCAACATCTTCAATACCACTTGCAATAATGTTTTTAACTCTTTGAGTTCCACCCATACCTAAGTTACCTACGATATTTCTTAAATGTGTTCTTAAATTACCTAACATTGCAAAATATCTCCAAGAATCTATTTTTTGATGAGTTGATTTGGTTACTTGTTCCCCTAATTCGTTATAAACATCTTCTAAAACACTATCTATATTGTCTTTGTTTGAATTTAGTATTTTTTGTTGCATTTCAGGAGTAAAATTAAATAATTCTACTTTATCTGTAACATCTTCGCCTTTTCTATTTAAGATTTTACCATCTGAATTTTGTGTATAACCTTTATTATTTAATATCTCTTGATTTAATTTTTTAATAGTTCTTTCAATATATGTTACTTGCCCAACTGGAGTTTGTCTATTTATTAAACTTAATGCTTGAACTGACTGACCTAATTGTGTTCCTGCTAAAGCTGTATTTTGTATAGCTGTTTCTAGTTTTTCCAAATCTCCAATTTTTGAATAATATTCTATAAGTCTTTCACTTACTGCTATATCTGTTGCATTTAATCTATCTCCATTATCAATTTTACTTGTTAAAACATTTAATTCATTGTCGGGATTTGCACCAATTCTTTGGTCTGCTCTTTCAAGTTGTGCTTTATTCGAATCAGGCACATAAGTATCAGTTCCTAATAATTTTTTTGCTATTGATTTAGCTTCTTTTGAAGTTTCAGAACTTTTCATTATAGATTCATAGTGTTTTCTTTGTTTAGTTTGTTCACTTTCTACTTTTTTAGTTGGTACAAGATTTATTTTTTCTTCTTTTACAGTTTGTTCTACTGGTTGTTGATTTTGTTGTTCTGTATCAATAGATAATCTATAATTTTCATTTAAGTCATTTACTATTTTCTTAAAGTCATCTAAACTACTCTTATTTTTCTTTATATCTTCTAAATAACTTAATAAGTTTTGTTTATCTTCTTGTGGTATATATTTAGCATTGTCTAATACTTCTTGATATTTTGTTATAGACATTTCAGGAAGTTTTTTCATATCTTTTATTGCTGTTCCTGTGCCTTCTGTTTTGAAGTATTTTTCTATAAAGTTGTTCCAAGCATCTTGTGTTTCTTGAGAAAATCTTATATCTGGATTATTTGTAGGATTAGTATTATCTATGTTTTTTATTTGATTTGAATTAAATACTGCATAAGAAGTTACAGGTTCATTACTTCCACTTTCTTCAATTACAGTTTTTTCATCTCCTTCTACAAACTCTACTGCATCATATCCTTTTGACTCTAATATTTTACGTTCATCTTCTGCTATTTCATAAGGATCTTCAGAAAACATAAGCTCCATATAAGCATCCCATAAACTTTCTGAATCTCCTTCCTCTACCATTGTTTCTAGATCTTCTAATCCTTCTGCTTCATCTGTTGCTTCTAACCATTCTCTTGTTATTCTATCTAGTTCTTCTCCACTATATTTATAACTTGCATTATATGGGTGTGTAATAGGTTTTTTGGCATCTATATACACTTCCATTGTTTTCCCTTGTTTACCCTCGTTATCTATGTCTTTAAATCTCTCACTAAAAGCTTTATTTGATGTTACGAAAAAGCCAAAAGGTGTATTAGCATAAAATGTATTATCTCCCAACTTCTCTTTATCAAAAATAGTAAAATCTGCACTTGTGCTATGATACATAGGAATCAAATTTCCATTCTCATCTCTTGCTTTACTATCCTTGAAATAATCTACTTGTCCTTTGCTTAATTGCCTTCCTTGTGAATCTCTTATATCAGTTAGTTTATTTCTTTCTACACTTGATTTTATTCCTTCTTGACTTACTTCACTATTTCTATAAGCATCATCAAACAACTCTTTAACGTGTTTCCAGTATTGCTCTTGGTCTTTATAACCTTTAAATCTATTTATTTGATTCTTTACAAAATCATATATTTTCTGTGCTAGGTTTTTATTTTGAGCTGAGTATTTTCCATTTACTAAATCGTCTACAAATTCTTTACTGCCTAATTTCTCGCCCAATACATTTGCAACTACTTCTTCATTTATTACATCTTCTAATACATTTTCGCCGTACACTTTTTCATAGCTTGATTTTATATCGTTATATGCTTTATCGTAACCATCTAAAGTTTTGATATAATTCAAAGCTTCGTTCATCAATTTTGTTTTCTTATCCCCACTAAAACTATGTACTAATTCATGTACTGCTAAATTCTCTACATATTTTTTAGTTGTTGCATTTGGATTTAAAATTATATTTGCTACATTTCCGTTTTCGTCATACTCGTAAAATGCGTTTTGTGAATTATCTTTAAATCTATTTTCATCAAATATTATATTTATATTTCTATCTTGTGCAATTTTTTGTATAGATTCTATTTCTTTTTTTGTTTCTTCGTTGTTTATATCAAAAATTTCTTGTCCTTCTGTCCTAGAATTGTTGAAATTATCTATACTTTGTCTTAAATTTAATGCTTTTTGTTCTATATTGCCTGTTTCTTGCGACATTTGATTTTGAGCCTGTTTACCCTCTTGTTGAATAGTTTGTTGTTCTTGATTTAAAATCTCGTTATTTGGCGTTGTAGTCGCTTGATTTTGTTCGTATTTTCCATTTTTTGTATTATTTATTAAATCTTGTATATCTTTATTGCTTAAATCGTATTTTTGAGAAATTTCTGTTAATTTTTGTTTTTGAATATCAGTTAATCCTGAATTTTCTATTTGTTGTTGTTGTTTATTATCTTGTGTTAAATTATCTTCTGCAAATTTTATATTATTTTGTAATACTTCTTCAACATTTATTTGTTTTTTATCTTTAATTTCGTTTAAAGCATTTTTTACTTCTTCTACTGATACTTGCTGTCCGTTTTCTGTTTTATTTAATACATTTATTGAGCCTCCATAACCTAATGAAGCACCTGTCATCAATAATTCAGATACAGCACCTGCTAAAAATGCTTCGCCCATCCTTTTAGCAATTCCTTCATAATCTGCTTTGCCACCATAAGCTTTGGCAACTAATTCTTGTAAAGGCTCTGTTAATGCTTCTCCACTACCTTCAAAAAATGAGTTTATTCCTAATTCTTTAGCACTTGTTTTTATAAAGTTTTTCAATCCGTTTGCACCTTTTGCCTCGCCTATTGCTATGCCTTTTAATTTATCTCCTATAGTATCCATAGCAGTTTCTACTCCTGCCATTGTTAAACCATACATAGAAGCTTGATTTTCGTTCATACCTTTATTTAAGCCGTCTTGTGTATAATTACCACTATAACTTAACATCCTGTATCCTGCACCCATACCAGGCGCAATTATATCTAAACCAGTACCAACTAAAGACTGCCCCATACTAGGCGCAACTTGACCTGCTAAATACTTTCCTGCATTAGTAGAAGCTGTTTCAGCATTTTGTGCTATTTTTTTGTTTAGTTCTTCTTCTTTTTTATTAAAATATTGCATTGAAGCACTTTCATTTATACTAGGTTGTTTTTTTATTAAAACACCTTTTGAAGTATCAGCATTTTGTAATTGTTTTAAACCTAATTGTAATTGTTCGTTTGCTGTTTTTGCTTCTTTTTGTTCTTTTATGTTTGTTTGTCTTTGATTAAATTTTCTATAAGTATCACTTCTTTGTTGACTTAAAAACTCTGTTTGTCCTAAAGCAGTTACTCCACCTTTATAACCACCTAATCCTATACCTTTTACTAAAGCTCTGGCATCATCTGCTATATATTGTTTTTTGTTTAGTTTTTTATTATCTTGAGTTTTACCACGATTTAATAATGGATTTTCGACATTTACAATAGGATTATTTCTTATATTCATTATTTGATTAGCTGTGTTTTGCACTCTCTCCCATGTACTTTGAGATATTTGTTTTTTAGGCGTTTCTTCTTGTCTTGCTAACTTATTCTGACTTACCTCTGCAAGTTCCCTGTTCTTCCATTTCTTTCTTATTTCTTCTCTATTCATTATTTACTCCTATAATATTCTCGTATTTGCTCTAATGCTAGTTTCTTTTCACTATCACTTAATGATGAGTTTAGAATATCTTTTTCTGCATAAATTTGAGATTTGTTTTGTGAAACTATTTTGTCTAGTAAATTGAATACAGCATCTGATATTTGATTCTCTTGAACTGGGGTAGTATCTACTATTCCTGAAGTACTGCTTGATTTACTTGACGATTTTCTTCTTGAACTTCCTCCAGTTCTTTTACTACTCCCACTATTGCCTGAGACTATTTTGGAGTGCCATTTGGTACTCTCTCTCCCAGTTCGATTGACTTTGCTCTGCTTGTTGTTTTTGGAAATCAAATTGTTCTCTTTGTAATTGGAATTGTCTTTCCCATTGTTCGTCTGCTACTTTCTCTCTATCTCTTGTATGTTTCATGTCATATTCTTGTAGTGCTAATTGTGCCTGTTGTTGATACAAAGTTAGTGCTGACTGTGCTTTTTGTACGTCTGCATCTAAATAAGCTTGATTCATTTTAAAATCAGCATCTGCTTTTAATTGTCTTGTTGTATTCTCTAGTTCTGTTACACTTTTTTGGTATTGATTATATAAATTTACTTGTGAACTCTCTGCGTAACCACTTCTATTTAATCCCTGACTTGCTAAAGTTTCGGCTGTTGCGCCATAAGGGTTAGCTTGTTTACGGTAGTCTGTATATAGTCCACGTGCTGTCTTTGTTGCATCTCTTTCGTATTCTTCTTTTTGCTTTGTTACTTCATTTTGTACTTTCTCTATGCCTTTGTCTATTATTTGATTCTGTAATGCTCTTTGATCGTTTAGATTTTGTCTTTGTTCTGTCATTAAGTTATCAATATCTTCATATCCAGTAGCCATCTTCTACTCCTTTCTTCTAAGATACTCTTTTATACATATACATTGTCTTATATGTAGGTGTTATGTCTAATGCTTGTTGGTCATTGTTTGTTATATTTACTGTTCCTGAATTATTTTTTAACTCTCTTATTGCTGAACGTGTAAATGTTTGGGGTGTTGCACTATAATCAAAATCTCCTGTTGTTTTTGCTGATACACTTGTCAAACCTGTAAAGCTTAATGTTGGTATTTGATTTGATGCTATTGTCTTTGTTAGACTTCCACCAGTCTTTCCACCTTCATTGAATTTTGTATTTGTTGAATCATAACCTACAATAAATTGTCCTTGTCCTGTTAGTTCCCATGTTCCAAATCCAAATATTGTAGCAGGGTTTATTGAACTTTCACTATATATAACCCTACCTACTGGGTATATTGCTTGTAATTTTGTTGTTATTGCTGTGTCTATACTCGCTGTTATTGTTTCAATCGCTTCATCTATTGCATCTACTAAAGTATTGTTAATATAATTTTTAATATCGTTTGCAGGTTTATCCCACGCTTGTTTTAATTGTGTTGAACTTAAAGCAGGTTGGTCTGCTAAATTTTGATGTGCGTTTACATCTACTGTAAATTTTGGTATGCTCATTTCTTCCTCCTATCTCTTTACATATCCTGAAATAAATGCTTCTAGGCTTATTTCAGATAATCCAAAAGGTTTATTTAACATATCACTATAAATTTTTAATGATATATCTATTATCTTTTTCTCTTTTACTCTATATACTACATAGGTGTTATCTCCTGTTGAATATGAAAAATTTGCATAATCAACATGTGCATAATCAAATCCATTACTTGATACTTCTTTAATTTCTTTCCATACTACTGCTTTATTTGTCTTTTCTGCTATCTTTAATCTTCCGTTTTGCATATTCTTTATCTTTAATACTGCACCACGTTTATTTATCTTCTTTAAGTGTTGCATATAGCCAAAAGTATCTCTTGGAGTTACCCATCTTGACTCAAAAGCTTGTCCTAAATCGTTTGTTCCTCCGAAAGTATAGACATTTCCAGTAGAATCTGTCATATAAAGTTTATCTTCATATTCCTTGATATAAGTTATATTTACAGGTAGTTGCCACAAATACCACTCATACTCTGTTCCTGTTACTCCTGAAAACAATTGTCTATAATCGCCTAAAAACATTACATTATCAATAGAAACTACTAAATATCCGTTATACTCTGCTATATTTAAAAACTCATAATTACTCATATTGATTAGTTTTGAATCAATTAAAGAGCTTTTATGAGTTATACTTTGTTCATAAGCTACATTACCACTTATTCCCTCTAGTCCGTTCTTTGAGAAGAAGAGGATATTATCTTTGTAATTTATTGCCTTTGAGAAACAGCCTACTGATACATTTCCTTGACTTGTTGGGTATATTCTTCCATAGTCTGTATCAAGTGTTGGTCGCATATAAAAAATTGTGTCTTTTGTTTGTGAATCTCTTTTTAATACCCACAATGTATTATTACCTACTACCAAAGACTTAATTGGGTTTTCCTCTGTTCCACACTCATAATAATTTAAGTCTGGCACATACTCGGCATTATTCAAGTTAGAGTGAAATACTTCGTTTGTATAGTCATCATTTCCACTAAAGAAAACTCTATTGTCAAATACCTTTGCGATGGTACATTGTTTTATTCTATTTGCATAACCACTCACTGCTTTACTAAATTCGATTACTACATTGTCTTGACCTCTGACACTTGGTGCTGATGGTGCTGTATTGAAAGCTACCTTACCTGTTGCTACTGTTACTGTATAATCAGAAGAGGAAACTTCTGTGTCATTTACCCACACTTTTGTTACTGAATCAATTCCTGTTGCATCTAAGTAGTAGTCTGTTGATGTTCCATCTCCTACAAATGAGTTCTTTCTTTTAGCTTGTAGTAAGTTTATTGGTTGATAAATTTCTCCTCCGTCCTGATGGACTTCTTCCGATAGTTGTTGTTGGTATGAAAGCTATATTTGTTACATCTTCTAAAGTTGTTCCGTCATATTTGAAATAATTTGTTCCGTCCATTATGTATATAGCTTCGCCAAAGTAAAACATTATTGATTTATTTTCTGCCATGTTAGAATAAAGTGTTGTTGAAGTTGTTACCTCTGTTGGAAAACCAGTCCATTTAATTAAGTTCTTGCCTATATGTACAATAGCTGTATCACTAGCCCATATATACATTGAATAAATCTCATCTTGCCCTAAAGTTACTAACTTCTTAAATCCTGGTCTTGTTTGTATTATGTTTGACTGTTCTAATAGATAAGATTTCCAAACATTTAAACAATCAGGACTTCTTCTTGGATCTACATCTGTTTCGGCGTTCAATAAATCAATACCTCTAAAATCTGAATATCGTCTTGCTACGATATTTCTTATTACTGATAAAGGCATATTATAATTCTCCTTCTGTTATATTTGCTGAAATACCAAAGGTTGAAGTATTTATAAGTTGTAATCTTCTCTGATATTCTTTTTCAAAAGCTGTATAATCTTCTCCAGGATCTGTTTTAAACAAGTCTGATGCTACTTTATAAGGTAGAATAGCTTGAAGGTCTTGGTCTATCTCTAGTTCAAAATCGTCGTCTGTATCTTCATTAATTAGTTGTAAGAACGGAATATACTCAATTACTACTCTGCCTTTTTCCCTTTTAATATAGATATTCTCGCCTAAAGTATAATAATCGACATATCTTTTGTTGTTGTTCTCGTCCATACCTGTTATTGTTCTGACTTGCTTTCCTTTTGGTAGCTTAAATTGTTCATAACCTTCGCCGTCTGGTACTTCATATTCTTTTAATTTCTTTCTTGTTCTAAAGTCTGCAAGTTCTTGATATGCAGGTGCATACAAAAGAGCTACTTTTGTTCTTGCATCTTCATCTTCTGTAAAGAACTGATTATTTGGTGCATATTCATCTATTAAGCTGAAAAATATCTTTTTATTCTCTAAATAAGTCATATTTATACCTCACATTTATCTATTTGTCCTTTTAAGAAGTTCATTTCTTCTATTGCTTCATCTATTGAGCCAAATCTTATCTTTGTTCTGAAATAACCTCTTTTTTCTTCTTCAAGTAATATTAGTTCTCCATCTTGTAGTTGTACTTCTGTTTCTGAATAACCTTTAAATCCTTCTTCTTCAAATTTCTGCGTTGTGTAAAGCGTTAAATTCTCTACTCTTTGAGTTACAAAATCATTTTTGAACTCTAGCTTAGTGTCCTTGTCTACCTTAACCCCATAATAGACATCAGGTTGAGGCATAGCTACATAAATTTTCTTTGCTTCCATTTTTTCCTCCTTGCAAATTGGTAGATTCGAACTACCTTATTTCTCCTTTATTTGCATAAAAAAAGGGGGTGTTTCCCCCTTTGTAATCTTAGGCTGAAGGTACACTAGCTGTTACTGGCACTTTGATTACCTCTAACTCGTCTTGAGCAATTATCTTCATACCATAAGTATCAAGTCCTCTAATACCATCTCCGAAAGTTCCTTCTAATCTCATAGCTTCTACTTTGTTGATTTGTCCTACGAAAGCGATAGCATTTCCACTATGAGCAAAACACCATTGATAAGAACCATCGTTCATAATAGCATTTGTTCTTGTTACTTCATAATCGTCATACATACCAACTACACCACGTCTAATCATTTCAGGGTTGTTTGTTGATAGTTCAACTATATTGTTTTTGAAGATAGTATAAGTCATAGGATCTATTTCTAAGTATCCTCCATCTTCGTTGTTTCTTATTCTTAGGTTTGTTAATGCTGTGTCAACAGCTACTTTAATTAAGTTTTGTGTAGCACTTGATGCAGTTGTAACATGTGTAGCACCTTCTTTATATGTTGTTCCAGTTGTTAATTCATAGTATGTAGCAATATCTGCTAATACTGGAGATTTAACTCTTGTATATACATAGTTAGGATTTGTTCCTGTTCTTGTATAATAGTCTTTGTAAGGTATGATAGCAACATCAGAAGTAGTTGTATATGTACCTGCTTTTTCATTTGCAGTATTTACAGCTTTTCCTGCTACTAATCTTCCTATATTGATTTCACGTCTTTGATTTAATCTCTTAACAGCTTTCTCTTGGTATTTTTCAGGTAGTCCTGGCATACTTTGAGCTTTGTCAACATCATCAACTACGAAAGCAAAATATTCTTGGAAGTCAATATCTAAGTTTTGTTTTTTGTCATCCATTTGCTCGTATGTTACAGTTCCTGCATAAGCATCAACTTTTGGATCGCCTACTCCTAAAATTCTTACTGTTTTAGCGTATTCAGCATCTCCTTCATAAGCTCTATTTGTGTGTCTTACTAATCTTCCTTCAAGCTCTAATGCGTCTTGAATTTTTTTACTCCAGATTTCTCTTTGGAAATATTGTACTGACATAATTCTCCTCTACTTTCCCCATTTCAGCATTGAATTAGATACAGCTTTAAATAGTTCGGGGTTTCTGTCAAAATCTTCCCTTGTAAATTTCAAACTCTCCTCATAAGTGTAAAATTCTTTAACTTCGTTTTTATTACTCTTGTTAGTTCCTTTTGCACTTCCTGCTGTGTATGGTTTTTCTTTTACAGGTTGCATTTTCTTATAATCTTCGTAAATATCTTTTAATGAAACATCATCTCTAAACTTACTTACAAAGGTTTTAAACTCCTCATTATTTAAAGTTTCATCGTCAATTCCTGCTTCTTGGATTTCTTGTTTTCTCTTATTTTCTTGTTTTTTGTTTGTTAGGTATTTGCTTAATTCCATAAATGTTGCTTGTTCTCTTGCTGTTCTTTCCATACCTGCTAAACGATTTGCTTCTTCTTCGATAGAAACATCATCTAAAGCTAAAATTTCTTTAGCATCATATTGCCCTAAAACTTCATCATCTTTTGGATTTGAAATAATAGGTCTTTCCACACCATAGTTTTGGTATGTAACTTCTAATAAATCATCAATAGAATCAGTTTGTGTTTGCTCTTGTAATAACTTAACAAGTTCATTTTGTTTAGCATTTGCCTTTTCTATTTTTGATTTTTCTCTACCCCATCTCTTATTCCAAGCTTTTTGATTATCTTCGTTGATTTGTTTCTTTTGTTCTTCTAGTCTTTGAGTTAATTCTTCCTCAGAATAAGTTTTTGGTTGTTGTTGTTCAGTTTCTTGACCTTGTACTTCGGTATTTTCAACTAAATCAACATTTTCTTCATTTTCCATATTAAATTACCTGCTTAAAGTCCATCGACTATTAATTCCTTGATAGCTTTTTTTGACTTCATCAATTTTGGTCTATATATAAAAATTTATAAACAATAAAAAGGACTAGAATTATCTAGTCCAAAACTAAGAAAGGAGGTTTTTTGAGGTCTAATTCTCCTCGTTTTCTTCTTCAATTTCTTCAATTAATTGTTCTATTTCCATATTACATTGTCTGCATTTGTGCTTGTAAAGGTTGTCCTTGTGTGATTCCGCCCACATCTCCACTTTGCATTTCGGACATATCATTATCGTATCCTCCTTGATTTATTACTTCTTGCTGTATAGCACTATCTAAAGCATTAGCTTGTTGTTGCATTATTGTTATTTGTTGTCTTGCTTCTTTACGTTTTCTTATAATCATTTCAAGTGTTGGTTTTGGCATAGAACTATCTTCAGGTAATGCTTCGGTATATTCTTCTAGTGTTATATAGTTTCTAATCAATAAATTCTCTAAACTCATTTCTTGAGCATATTTGTCATAAGGACTTTGAGGTGTTATATCTATCTTCATGTTAACATCAAGTGCTTCTAAATCTTTCTGTGTTACCTTAAATGGTGTTTCAATACTTTCTGTCTGTCCTAGTTCATCTATAACATCTTCGTTAGTATAAAGTGTTAAGCCATCTATGAAATATACTTTAATTAAATCAAAAATAACTTTTAAACAGTCCTCTAAGAAATACTTATAATTTTCTACTTGTTCGTTCAAAGGTTGTTGTGAAGCTTGTTGTACTGCTAAAATTGCTTTACCTGATGCTTGTGTTGGATCTACTTGTCCTGTTGCTGTATCTCCTGCACCTGATAACTCTCTTGTGCCTTGAATCAAGTCTTGTTGTAAATTATAAGCATCTCCACTCATTGTCGCAGGTCTTAAATAAGATATAACCTTGTTTACGTCATCTGCTCTCATTTCTTTAAGCTGTACTGTACTTCCTACTTGATTTAAAGCTTCAGGATTTGCTACTCTGTCTTTATCTACTACAAGTTTTGGATAAGCACCAATTTTTACAGCAATAGCTCTACGAGTAGCTGTCTTATTTATTTCTCTTTGATTCTCTAGTAAACCTCTTACTTCTGATATACCTCTAGCATAACCTCTTTCTTCTTCCCAAATAAAGTGTGCTACTGGGTATAACTCACACTCCATATTTTGTTCTTCTAATATCTCACAGTATTTAGTACACTCTGAAACCCATATCCTGCCATCTTTCTTTTCATACTTACGAATAACTAAACACATTGGCGAAACTTCTGTGAATCGTTTATCTTCTCCTGGTTGTTCAAAATAGTCCATATCAGATACTATATTCTCTATATCTTCTTCACTTGCGTTGTTCTTGCCTTCTTCTTTGTTCTTTCTTGCAAGTTCTTTTACTTCTTCTACTGTTTTACGATATACTATTAAAATATAAGGTTGATTCTGCATGTCTGAATCGTTTTCATTTCCATAATAAATATTGTTCTTGTCTATTTCTTCTGAATAGATCATGTCATCTTCGTTATAAAAGTGAATAATACCCTCAGAATTTATACAAGCATTTTTTACTATGTTACGAACTATCTTTCCTGATTGTGATTTCTCCCACATACGATTTACAAACTGAGTTAAACCTTTTGTTACATCTTTTAGTTGTTCTAGTTCTTCTTGGGTGTTGTATGTATTTGGATTGAATACTAATTGATATGAATTTTGATTTACTACATTGACTTTGTACTTAACAATAGGCTTTACTATATTTAAAGTAACAGGCTCTGTACTTGAAGATGGTCTGATTAAGCCTTCCCATTGTCTGCCATGATAATAATTATAGTTGTCTGTACCTTCTTCGTATAAGTTTTGCATACGATTGTAGTTCTTACCTACTTCATAAAGATACCAATTTCTTGTAATTTCTTTTACTTCTTCTTTCATTTATTACTCCTTAATCTTTTTCTGATTATTTGGGTAGCTATCTAAGTTTTCTAAGTATTGCTCGAAAACTTCTTTTTCTCTTTCGTGTTTCTTTTCTTCTTTAGCTTGTTTTACTTCTTCTTTTACTATCTTAACTGGGTTTATTGTAGGTATTTCTTTTTCTTTACCTATTTTAAATCCAAAATAAAAACCTATTATCAAGCAGATAACAGGTAATATACTATAATAAATCATCTTTCTTTTTTCTCCCTCTTGTTTTAGATATTTCTTTAACTTCTTTCTCAACTATTTCTTTCATAATTCTTTCTGCTTTAAGCTTTTCTCTTAATACTTTCTTTTTCATGATTCATCTCCTTTAAATCTAATATATTTTTCTTTAACATATTATAAGTGTCTTTATCTGTTTCCATATATTTGTCTATTATTTCTTTATTATTTTTTTCAATAATAGCTTTCATGTATGCTAATTTAAAAGTGTTACATATCATATTAAATTACCTCTATTCTACTTCCAAAATCGCCTGTTGGCTCTTTTACTCTAAACGATGTTTCAAAACTTGACTCTCTCGGTCTTGGTTTGTCTGATTCTATTAGATTAAAACTTTGTTGTTCTCTTATGTAATATGTTATAGCAAGTCCCATTACTAAATCATCGTGGCCACCTTCTTGTGCTTCAGGTCTGCCTTTTTCATTTCTTACGAATATTAGCATTTCTTCTAATGTATCTTTATCATTTATCTTGTCTATTTCTTCAAGTACTATCTTTTGAAGTTGTGCAAGAATAAGTGGTCTTGTAATTGAAGTTGTTTTAAACCCTAAACTCTTTTGTACTTTATTTGTATAAGTATCTTCAACTTCTCTTACAAATTGTTTTTCATAACCTAGTCTGTCTAATTCTTTTATTGGATATGTACTAAAATTAGCTTCTATTCCTATTAAAGCATTATTGTAATACTTTCCTAAACAATAAACTTGTCTAGTATATTCTACCTCATCAAATTCGCGTCTTAATTTACATACTTGCTTTCCTGTTATGTTATCAACTACAAAAGATGTAAAATAATCAGAGCCTTCTCCTGCTGTATCTCCACCCAATACATAAGGGTGTCTATCTATAACATTTTCGTATATTTCAATAAAGCCATCTTCATCATCTACCCACTCAAAACTTGTTATCTTTTCGTTCTGATAAGTATAAGAAAAGAAGCCTTTTTTTATTGGCTTCCTTATATCTTTTAATCTATCATTTATTATTCGTGCGTTAAAATATGTCTTTCCTAATACTCCCCATAAACCTAAACAATATACATCGTAGTAATATGGATCAGTATTCTTAAAATCTTCTAGCACTCTTTTATCTTCATCAGTTAGAAACTTATTATCTTTATATGTACTATGGCATACTGTTGCTAGTCCTGAATCTATAAAATGTTTCTTTATCCAATGATTTACATTTACTGGGTTAAATGAAAGTACCATTTGTTTCTCTGTGTTTCCACCTCTTAAACGTACTTTTAATTGGTTTATGTCTGCTTCTTGTGTTTCAGTAGCTTCCTCAATCCATACATCAGTAAGCTCTCCATTTTCAAAAGTAACAGACTTTAATTTTTCAGCATCATCTAACCCTCTAAATATAATTTCGTTTCCATTTACGCATTTTATTCTTAAATCTGTTATATCAAACAAACTTGATACGTTCCACCCAGATATTACTTGCTTGAATAATGCAAAAGTAGAATCTCTATTTGTATTTCCTGTTTGTCTTATTACTAACAAATTCATTTTCTGACTAAAACATTTGAATAAATATCTTTGTACTATATAATAACTTTTTCCACTTGAGCCACCACCATAAAACAATAAATATCTTGATTTATCGTTTAGGTATGGTAGATATTTGTTATTAAATACTTCTTTCTTTATTTTAACATCTATCACATTATGTTACCTCTTATGATTTTTGCTTATATATCAACATTTTCTTTTAACATTTCTATTTTTTAGAAAAGTGTTTTGCCGAGAATTTTTAAGCCTTTATTATGTTTATGTTAACAATTTCTTACATAATGTCTAAACTTAATCTTCTAATTCAACTCTTATTTCTTGTGTTTTTACATTAGCATCTATTTCTTGTTTGTCTTTCCAGTCAAAATTATTCTTTAAATTAAATATTACACCAGTTGTTACACCACTATTAGTAAGTAGCTTTTCTTCTACATATTGCTCTACAAAATCCTTTGCTTTTTTTATCGTGTGAAAATATTCTTCTTCTTTACTGTAATTTATAAGCGTTCTTCTGTCCATACCTAAAGCATAAGCTAGACCTGACATAGTATAAGGTCTATTATCTTTTATACAGTCTTTAAAGTATTTATCTATTAAAACTTCAAGTTCTTCTGCTGAATTATATAATCTTGGTCTACCTACATTTGCCATATTGTATCACTCCTAAATTATTGATAAATATTGTTTAGCAATTTCATAATGTCCTTGTTTTTTTAATATTTCAATTTTTAATTCTTTTATACGATTTTTTCTATCTAAATTTTCTTTCTTTTCTTCTTCTTGTAATTTATTCAATTCAAATATTAAATCAAAGATATTTTTATGTTCCATAATATCATCTCCCTACTTTATAGAGTTTTGTTCCTCTTTTATTTTTTCTACAAAACCTTTACCTTCTAAGTAATTAGCTCTGCCTTCATTTACTGTAAATATATGTCCTAATCTTATTAGTTTCTTTAGTTCATTATCCTCGTAAAATGTTTTACATATTACTTGTGTTGGTTTGTTCTTATAAATATTTTTACCTTTTACTAATAACTTATCCCATGTATCTTCAGGAGGAGTATATTCAAAAGGTTTTACTTTCTTTGTAAATATTTGTTTAGCTACTTCATCAGCATTACTACAATCCCAATCTAATACTATATGTTCATTATCTGTAATTGGTAACTCTTTTAGTATTGAAAGAGGTGTTGTTACTATTGGAACGCCATAACCTAGAGCTTCATTAATTGTATATCCGATATGTTTCCATGTCATTTGATAACTGTAAAGCATAATCACTATTTGCTATAAAAGGTCTTATGTCTATTCGTTTATCCATTACACAAACATTTTTTGATTTAATAAAATCTCTTAAATCTATAATTTGTCCGTCTATATTAGCTTGTAAATTACTGTATATAGTCCATGTATAATAAGTGTCATGTTCTTCGCAGTATCTGTCTAAAGCATCTATAAGAATCTGTGTTCTTTTTCCTCCCTTAACTTCATCATCTAACCTACAAGCACTAATTAATCTTAATACTTTCTTTTTAGGCTCTAGTGTTAAAGGATTATAACATCTTTCTGCTTTCCCTTCTTTTCCAAATCTATCTACCCAAGTTTGAGCTTTTTCAGTTGCAAAATCACTAACTCCAATATAATGATTTATTTTTTCATGCCAAATTGGTGGTTTATATCCTAATTCATCAAAATTAGCATGGAATACAAAAGCATAATAATTGTCAATAGATTCTATATCGTCTATCATGTCTATATTAAAATTCAAGAAAGCTCTGTGGCATTGTACCTTTTCGCCTTCTTTTCTTTTTATACATCTAACATATTGTGATAGTCTTTTAATTTGTAGGTAGTCTGCATCATCATAAAAAATAACTATATCAAAAGCTTTGTATTTTTTTGCTATTTCATATAAAAACTGTTCTGTTCGCTAACCGTCCAATAGCACAAATTTTTTTGAAATAAAACAAATTCTTATATACTATGGACATCAAACCACCTCCTCATATCTCCAGTAATAATTTCCAAATTATTGTACACTTCTTTCTATCCCCTCAATATCCCACTCATTATCTACATCAGTAGTATAGTCATCTATTAATACATAATCGCCTTTAGATTGAAATATATTATTTATCTGAGTGTATTCCCTAGCATCTCTTTTAACATCATACCCATTTAAAAATCTGTATAAATGCCATGATATAGGTGCAAAGCCTGTGTATTCTCCATTGTCAACCATTCTCATTAGTTTTTTAATTCCGTATCTAAATACTGCCTGATTCTCTACTTTGTATGCAAAAGGCTCTCTACCTTTCCAATTACGAGGATTTCTTTCTTTGTCTGTTCCATCACAAGTACAGAAAAACATTGTATCTTCAACAGGAGTTTCAATTATTGTTTTTATTGCTTCATCACTAAAATATACGTCCCCATGTAGATAACAACAAGGCTCTTCCATAGGATAATAAGCATTAAGCCAACAAGCACTTGATTTTTTGTTTTCATCACTATTTCCAGAGTAGTAGTCATTAGATTGCATTATTACAGGTAGTCCTAAATAATCAAAATCATTAGTATTTGTTAAAATTACTATGTCTTTGATTCCATTTTCTTTTAACAATCTAATTGTTCTTTCAACTAATATTTCTCCATTTACTTTTAAAAGTTGTTTTTTAATTTTAAATTGTGGATATACACCACCACACATGATTATATATTTCATACTACTCCTTATTCTTCAAACCTTTTCTAGCACAATCTCGTACTACTCTATTCTTTTTACATTTTTCTTCGTAGAATTTACAACCTTTATTACACATATAAGCTATATATCTTCTTGTGTCGTTATCGAAACCGCCATAAATTCTTTGATCTTTCGTCATACGTTTACCTCCCAATAGGGAAAAGAGCCAAACTGAAACAAATCAATTTGACTCTAATCTTAACTAGATACTCTACTACTTATTTTTTGGGTTTGCCCATGCTTTCCATGAGCTTAACTAATTTAGTTACTCTTTCATAATACAATTATAAACCCTTATTGTCGGACATGAACGGACAACTTTATTTTTTCTTAAAATATCTTTCAAAAATTTTTCTTGCCCCTGATTCATCCGAATAATGTAAGTCCATAGAGATTTGTTTCCACTCCATCTTATGAATATATCTTTTTTCAACTATTTCAGCTATTACTGTGTCCTCATGATACAATTTATATTGCAGGTTATCTTTTAGTTTTTCAATTCTTCTTTCTGCTTTTCGCTTTCCTTTTTTTAACTTATTCAGACGTATATCTGAAACTCCTGTTACTTTAACGTGTCTTTTTTCATAAGGAAAATTTGGATTACTAGCAGAAACAGAATCAGTAACATCTTTTGAGCTTTCTCTTTTAATAGCTTCTTTTTTTCTTCTTAAATCTGCTTCTAACTTATTTAATTCAAATTCAAAATCTTTTAAATCGTTTAAGGTTATCATTTGTTACCTCCAAATTATTCTTCAAAATATGTTTCTACTGTTTTTTCTTTTAAAGCCTTATTGTAATATTCATTCCATTTGATATAATCTGCTTTATCTATTTCAATTAATCTTTCTGTATAAAATCCATCACTTCCAATAAACACTTTATTTACTACGTAATTGTAATTAATATCGTCAATACTTTCATCATCTTCATTGTTTTTATAATAATTTCGATCATATCTTAAAGATGGACTTCCACAACAACCACAACCAACTAATCCCATGTGATATTTTTGACATAACTTATCATATTCTACTAAAAACTCTTTTATTTTATCTAGCATAATTACCTCCTAATTACCCACACTCATCATACAAAAGATAATAATCATCAAAATCAAATAAATTTTTTATTGTGTCTAAATTTTTTTCTATATAAAATAAACGGATACTTTCTTCTTGATCGCTTTTTCTTTTACTATTATTAAGTTTTAAAAATTCTTCCCATACTACATTTGCTATTTCTGTTAAATCTTCTTTACTAATAACAACATAATCATTTTGTCCTGACGTTCCGCAAACTTTTTCTATTGCATAAGATAATAAATATTGTTTTCTAAAATGTACAATATGTTCTCTTATAGGTTTGTTAAAATCAACAAAACCTCTTTCATCAACATCAAAAGCTTGTTCATAACCTAAAATCTGTCTAGGTTTAAGTTCATATTCTATTTTATCTTTTTTAAGTCTATAAAAATCTTGATCTAATCCCATAATTACCTCCTATGTATTTCACAATATTTACTTCCATATTCTACATTATGTTTTTTACAATCATCTTGATTTGTTTTACTCCTTTATTTCTACTGGCTCAAATATTATGCTTTGTTTTGAATTTATATCATCACATAAATTTTGAGCATTTTTAATATTTTTATATTTAAATAATTCTAATCCTCTGTTTATATCTTTTCCTTTAAAAATATACGGTTCTAAAGGATAACTTTGTCTATAAATTCTTTTTCTGTGTAGAGTTTTTAGATAATACAATGCTATATCTTTTTCTTTATTTAAACATATATAATATTTACTCATCTTCTCCACCTACTTTCTCTTTTAAATATGCCTATTTTAAATGTATTGTATATTCAGTATGTTCTTGTATATAAATATCGTTACCATATCTTTTTTGTAAATAATCCACAAATTCGCCTGTACTTGTACAATTAAATATAAATTCTTCATAATAATCTTTAGAATATTTTTCTTCTATAATTTCTCTTAATTCCCATATATCTTGGTGGTCTTTTATTAATTCCAAAATATTTATACTATCTAAAAATTCTATTTCATCATTATGTCGTTTTGTAAATTCTTCTTCACTCATTTTCTTCCTCTACTTTCTTTAAAAAATATTGTTTTATGCAATTTTCACAATCTTTTATAGGATTGTAACAACTATCTTCTATTACTTCACAAAAATTTCCACAATCATCACTATAAAAACATCTATCGCCAATCCAATTTATCATTTTCTCTATCACTTTATCTTTTATCTCTATATCTGCTTCTAAACTATCTACATATTCTTCATTGTACTGTCTATCTGCCAACAAATATTCAATAACAAATTGACATTGTTGACAATCTAATTCTTTATATTTATTTATTAAAGGCTCTGCGATTTTAGATACATTAACAAGACCTTGCTCATACATTTTTTCTATTGCTTTTTGTTCTTCTTCTGTCATAATATTTACTCCTTTAATAATTTTCCAATATCAGATTTATCAATAAAACTTTTTCCAAATTTTAATATTAAAATTTCTCTTATAGCGTCTTTATTTATATAATTTTTATTATATGTTTTTATAATTTCTTCTAACCTATTTATATAATCTAATAAAATAATACTTTCTTTAGTATTTTTATTTTTTAGATTTTTTAATACTTTTTCTATATCTGTTGAACCTATTGTTTTTGTAGCTTCTGTTTCTATTTCATCACAATCCATAGTTATTCTCCTTTATATTTCTTTTTTCTTTCACATTCTAATTCATAACATGGTTCGCATACTGCATAGCCAAATCCCATTTCTGTATGATATTCAAGACTTGTATAACTATCTCCAAATTCAAGTTCATCTCCACAATGTGGACAATGTACCAATTCTTTCATGTTATTAGAATAAGTTTTACAATTATAACAATCTGGGATTTGTACTTTATCATATTTGTGTGTTTTATAATTCCATTTATTTAATAACATAACTATTCCTCCACAAATTCTATTTCTTCCCAATTACAAGCTTCTACTTTTAAAATTTTAATTCTTTTACTTTTTTGCATTTGTTCTAAAATATAAGCTTTTGCATTATCTATAATAATTTCAGTTTTTTCTATTCCTTCTTCTAATATTTGTAATCTAAAT